CTCTTAGGTTTTAATTTGTCAACTAACCAGAAGTACTCACCGATGTGAAACAACTCCTTAACTATCTCCTCGGTTCCTAAAAGCGACCAGTCCGGTTCTTTCATTAGACTTAACAAGTGCTCTTCGTCCCTAACGTCTTCATAAATTCCTACGTTAAGAAAATCAACCTTAAAATACCCTAACTCCTGCGCTGCATTGAACTCAATTGTCGCTGTATTCTCAAACGGGTCTCGGGGAATAGGCTGAAAATAAACACCTGTGTTGTGTCGTTCTAATCCTCGCTTAGACTCCCTTGATGCAGCAATATGTTTTAAGCCACTAAGGACTTTACTTCTATCAGCAAAGTCAATATCAATGTCGGTCTGTACTCTCATTACATTCCTGCTGCTGCACAAAGTTGTTTAATGAACAATACATCATCTTCGTTCTTCTTAATCTTTTTAGACCATTCCGTCGGGTCAATAATAGGTTCGATAATTTTGTATTGTTCTTCGTTAAGTCTGTTAAACAGTTGTTCAGCACTATCCGCTAGATACAGCAGCCACGGACTAATTCTGCCTGTTTTAATAAGATAAGTTGCTTCGGTGGAAGGCACAATTTTAAAAAAATCCTTATAATCGCACTTATTTTCTTCTGCCCAATCGTTTATGAATGCAAAGGTACGTTCTACTCCGCGCTCTGCGGGTTCTCTTTTTAACAATTCGGTGAGATACGTCTCGTATACAAAGGGCGCCTGCCATTGTGCTAATTTTACGCCGTTTTTAATTACAAAATCAACGAACGACTCCGGGTCAATCGGATCTAATTGCGCAATGTATCTTCCGAACTTAATAAAAGACAAATAGTATGTACTTTCGACAAACTCATCGAACGTCTTAGGCGCTTTTGCGCTAGTTGTTAACTCATAAAATCGCTGATAAACCCTGAATCCAAAACGAGACCCAAAGCTATCTTTATCTGCGTGTCTTTGTTTTTTCGTACATAAGTGAGAAGCTAGCGTTTTTTCTTGCGCAAAAGACTTGCCGCAAAATTTACACGCAAACTTATCCTTTACCTTTGTCATTATTGCACTCATTACAGTATTTCTTTAATTTCGTCGTCAGGATACCCTGCGTCCTTGAACAAACTTCTAAGATCCGATGGCGTATAAATCTTTTCCATAACCTCTAGCTCGTCCGATTTTAGTCTAGGAAATAATTTACTTAAGGCAGCTTGTACTTTATTTTTACCTTTTTTCTTTCCAGGGGCAATCCACGCATGTTTCTGCACAGTGCCTACACCACACAAGGACATTATCTTCCACTGTAATTCCGGATGCTTAGACAATGAAGTAAATTCATCATTAACTAAATCATTAGTCATGAGCAAATAATGCTCTGCATTCCGTCCTTCTGCTGAACTTAACCAACGCATTGCTAGCCATGGCGTGAACCCTTTCTGTTGTGCAGGTGATAGGTTAGAATAAAAACTCTTATCGCCCTTATCTAATGCATTCAGCATCGGAAACAGCGGTATTTCTTCTTTTTTTTCAGTCATTCGAATAAACTCGACACTTGTAAATCGTCCGGAATTTTACTCCTATCCTTTACAAACAATGCACACTTAGGCGAGTGCCCTTCTTCTAACGGTACCACTAATATATTTCCATTTCTTAGCTTAGGAAAAAACCATTTTACTTCTGCATACACATTTACTATGTTTACTTCGAGTGGCTCGGGTACCATGTGATTCAGCGGGTTATAAACCATTGTGCGAAATCCCCTATCATTGAGCGCTGTGAGTGGAATAATCTCTAAATCGGTATATTCTTCATCACACACAACTATAGACCAGTCCAATGGCATCTGAATTTTATATTTCCCTATCTCAAGGACTAGCGCAGGTGCATAAAACGATTCTAAAAATATAAGTGGATTGAAGAAATAGTCTACGTTATCTGCATCGGCGACATCAAACACGCAAAATCTAATATCTTCGACTTCGTCGGGTATCCTATCTAAATTATATGGTTTATTTTCTGCTGTAAGTATTAAAATTTTAGTTCTCCTTTAACACGTATTATAACACGTCTTAAGTTAATAGTCAATCTTTTTAATCGAAAACGGATAGCCGGCCGTGGAATAAAACTTCTTCCGCTCAGTTAGATGTCTTTTAGAATACTTAGCGTCGGAACATACATCATAAACATTAACAAAGTCTTTATCTTCTGTTACACGCAAGCCGCGACCGATAGATTGTATTACTCTAACAAAACTCTTACCGGGTTCTATTAAAACTAAATTAAATATACGGGGCAAATTAATACCGGTGGATGCTACTCCGTAAGTAGCAATAATAATTTTACCATCGACTGTTTTTACACTATTATATTCTTCTTTACGGTCTTTAGATTTCATTGCACCGCTGACAAAAACAGAATCAGGAACAAGTTCGGCTAACATTTCCCCTGTTTGTATCCTATCAACTAATACCAGTGTGTTTCCAGACTCTGACCATCCCTGTATCTGATCTGCAATTGCCTCTATTCTCGGTGGACTCGTAGTTAGCCATTTTAATTCGCTTGCATAGTCTCTAAACAGCGGACCCACATCTTTAAGTTGCGTAATAGTAATGTGCAAATTGGCCAAAATGCCTTTTTCTTGCAAATCGGTCGCCTTAACGACGCCTTCGGTTTGCCCGATACATGCTAACAGTGCAGTTTTATCTTGCTCTTCGGGTGGTAATGTACCGGTTAATCCCCATCTAATAGGCACATGCGCAAAAGGGCCAGATAATAACTTTTTCAGCACATCTGATTTCGACTTATGACACTCATCTACTATAACACAAACACATTCTTCGAGAAAATCAGCGAGTGCTTCTTTATCCTTTTTGTATAATGCCTCGAGGCTTTGCCACGTGCATACAGTGTGTGTCCTTGTTAAATCTTTACGATCACCGAAAAACACCCCAACACTAAGCCCCATATTAATGTAATCTTCTTCGGTTTGAGTTACTAAATCCTTAGACGGAACAATAACCACAGACTTGCCGTACTTCTCTACGTTATGCGACATAACAGCACAAATAATTGTTTTTCCAGCGCCAGTGGGCGCAATATGTAGACATTGTGGGTTAGCAAAATACCCGTTTAATACTTCAACTTGATGTTCGCGCAGTAAAATAGGCTCGCCGGCCATTGGATGACCTTCGGGCCATTTAATGTGAGAGTAACTATCTGTATCGATTTCGTCGAATGTAAACGAATGTTGTTCTCGACGGTCATCGATTTCGATTGCATAACCCGAATCTACCACTATAGGAAGCAGACGATCTAACAAATTAATATATGTTCTTCCGCTGATGTCGCAAAAAGATACTTTACCGTTCCATCTCCCGAGTTTAAATGCAGGAGTATGTTTTGCATACGGCAAAAAATACTCCACCTCAGTCACTAACTTTCTTCTCGTCGTAGCATCTAAACCTAAGAACGCACAGTTCACCTCATCTTTAATGACTATGGTTGTGTGTTTTGACATTTATATTCTCTTATTCAATGCGAGCATCGTCGAGGCCTGCAACTCGGAGGCGGGTAATATGACCTAATTGCCAACTTTTCTGATCAAGTCCTTTAATTATACCTAAAAATTTATTTCGGACAAGTGCAAATTCGTTAATTAGCAATGCCATATCTACGACCTCTTGTTCGCCGTCGATGTACTTTTCTGCATCTCTAGACGATAAAGTTTTATTGTACGCTTCGAGATATTTCTTGAACTTCTCAGAACGTAATTTACGCAAACGAATGTTTAAAAACTCAAGGATTGCTTCTATCTCCTGCAACTGATTAAATCGAAATTCAACCACACCGGGCAATTCTGCACTATTGCGTTCGATGGTTTGTTTGCGCATGGAGATTTCTCTCCGTGCGTCTTCGAACTCATTTTCGAAATGTACAATACAGTCGGCTATTTTTGACAAATCGCTAGATACAACATTGTACCAACTAGCCATTTATTACCTTGCGCACTGCGGCTTCCATTGCCTCCATAAACAGCATAGCTCTACGCTGCTTATGTGGTATTCTACCCTTTACCATCATTAACTTTTGAGGAACACCTAAGTTATCTGTTAATGCAGCTTGTAACTGATTAAGATTTGTCGGTTCAGAAATCCATTTTACTGCCTCTGCGTCATTTCTGACCATTTCCTTTAACGTAGTTACAAGCATTAAGGTTTTTTGAATGTCTTTTTCTACAATTGTTTGGTGTAACATAGTTATTAACACCCCTATGCTAATGTTACTCATCTTCGTCATCCTCACCGAGTGCTAAGTGGCTCTTAATAGCGGCACTTAGTTGTGCATCGACGTGACCATCGTATTCGGCCAACTCGTCGAGTAAATCATAGTCGTCTAACAATGCTACTAACTGATCAGCAGCAGCTAAACGATCTTTTGCAGCAATAAAGGAGCGCATTCTAGACCATGTTTCTATAATTACGTCAACATCACTCGACATTTTCTACTTCCTCCGTTACCTGTACCCTATTTTCGAAATCATCTTCGGTAAACTCGGACATAACCAGATCAAATAAGCTAGTGTCAGTTGCCCACACCTTTCTGAATTCCTTAATTACTTCTCCGGTCTTCTTAGAAGTATATTTATATCTGTTTCCTTCTTTGACTAGCACACCTGTTTTCTCAAACAAATCAAATAACCCGGAGTACGGATCCATGCCAGTAGCATAAGGAATGAAAACTTCTACAGTCTCAAATGGTTTTGCATAGCGA